AAAAGAAGAAATAAACCATGGCGACTGCCCCTGTCAGCGTTGCGGACTTTAAGACCAAATTCGCAAGGAACTTTCCTTACGGAGCTGGCCTTGATTCTGTCCGCGACGCTGACATACAGGGGGCTTTCGACGAAGCTTTACTGGTTTTCAATCCTACCCTCTTCGACACCCTTTCCGGGCAGCAGGCTTTCCTGTATGCCGCGGCTCATTTCGTGGCGGTCAACATTCAGACCGCTGGTGGACTTTCGGTTATAATGACCGACAAGGGCATTAACAACCGGTCGAACGGGGTTGTGAACAGCAAGACGGTGGGCCAGGTTTCCGTTACCTATGAGCCCCCCCCCGAGCGCGTGAAGCGCATAGCGGCGCTGCTGCCTTTTTGGGAAACCGAATACGGCAAGCGCTATCTGACTTTCCTTATGCCGAAGCTGGCCGGCAACGTGGGCGTGGTAAGCGGACCGATAGACCCCATGTATAGCCAGGCTACTATCCCGGACGCCGGACCTTAATATGGCGCTTAACAAACTTGTTTACAATACGGAAATGCTTGATAATATCAAGAAATCCTTGGGAGAATTAAACAAGTTTAAAACGCAGGTAGGTATTTTTGAAAACAAAGATTCGAGAAAAAAGAATTTTGAGGGTTTAGGCAATGCAGATATAGCCGCTAGAATGGAATTCGGCGGAGAATTCAACTGGCCGTGGTGGTATACTGTTACTGGCAGACATAGAATAGGAATTCCAGCAAGATCTTTTTTGCGTATGCCTATTCGGACGCATATCTCGGATATACAAAAGCTGGTACAAAAAGACGTAATGGCTCTTTTTGCAAAAAATAAAGTGGATTTGCTTTTTAAGAGATTAGGTATCGCCTGTAGGAAAATAATTGACCAGGCGTTTCAAACAAGCGGGTGGGGTGAATGGGCTCCTAATCACCCATTGGTAATAGAAAGAAAAGGTTCAGATAAGCCTCTTATAGATACTGGCTCTTTAAGACGTTCCATAAGTTCAAGGGTGGATAAAAAATAATGTTCCCCGACATGTCCGACGTACTTTCAGGCTTTGGAAAGACCTTACAATTTTCTATAATAAGCAAGACGGTTGTTGACTACGAGGTTTCGGAAACAAGCGCGGATCTTGACACTTTCACCGGAGTAGCGCAGCCTATAACGCCGCAGCAGCTTAGGATAAAACCCGAGGGACAGCGGTCCTGGAAGTGGTGGACGCTCTGGACAACGAAGCGGCTCAAAGTGGACGACGTGATAAAAGACAATACTTGCCGGCAATACCGCATAGTGGAGATTTCGGATTGGAGCGAATCTGGACATTTCAAGTATGAAATGCAGGAACAGGCCGTATGACTGCTACAACTTTTAGGGAACCGATAAAGATCATAGCCGATATCTTGGCTAATGAATTACCTCTGGATATCAGCCATATTACTTTAAACGACGAGAAATGGAATATACCAAAAGACAAAACTCTTTTTATAGCTCTTTCTTATATCGGCCCGAATAAGCTTATAGCAAATAAAAATAAGGTGGACTTTACCGTAAATCCTCCGCAAGAAGTCCAAGAGGTTACGGCGCTGGACACGATACAGATAGATTTTATGAGCTACGACGGATCCGCCAGGTCCCGCAAGCACGAAATAGGAATGGCCCTTGGCTCAATTTATTCTCAGCAGGCGCAGGAAAGGTATCAATGTCAGATTGCGCGTATGCCGGCGCCACCCATGGATATATCAGGTTTAGAGGGAACAGGCATGTTAAAGAGGTTCACGACTACAATTTCAGTAACCGCGCTTTACACGAAAAGAAAAGACGCGGCATATTATGAAACGTTCCAAATCCCGGAGGTACATTTAAATGAGTGACGCCCCTGTTCTCGACTTAACCAACGTAATTTCGGTGTCCGTGTTACCCACGGCTACCGCCCTCGGCGTTCCCAACGTCAACACGGCCGCGCTCTTTACCCAGGAAGCGCCTTCCGGGTGGGCTGTTGACCAGGCCTATGCCATTTACAAGAACCCCTCCGCGGTTGCCACCGACTTCGGGCTGAATTCCAGCGCCTACGCGATCGCCGCGTCTTTCTTCGCGCAGACCCCGAACCCGCTTACCACGAACGGGTATCTGGTCATAATCCCGCGTCTTACCGCGCCGTCCCTCGAAACCGTCCAGGCGGCTATCCTGCGCATGAAAGACGTGGTTTACTTCTTCGCCGTCCTCATGGACGAAGAACTGGCTACCAGCGACGCTTCCGCGTTCGCCGCGCTTTCAACCTACGTCAAGACGCTGAAAAAGATGTTCTTCTACTGCTCTTCGGCGGTTTCTGACCTACAGCCCGGATCCGCGCTGGACCTCATAAGGCAGGCCAGCCAGTCCTATACCCGCTGTCTGTACCACGGCAACGCGCTTCTGAACGGAGCCAGCGTCCAGCAGACGCAGATCTTCGCCGCCGCCTATGCCGGACGCGCGCTCTCGACCGACTTCTCCGGCAGCCTTACCGCGGCCACCATGCACCTTAAGCAGCTCTCCGGCATAACCCCGGACGTGACCGTAGGCCAGACGCAGCTTACCCTGGCTCAGACCGCCGGCGTGGACGTTTACGTGAGCATTTCCGGGGTCCCGGAGCTGTTCACCAGCGGCAGCAACGATTACTTCGACAACGTGTATAACCTGCTCTGGTTCTCCTTCGCCTTGCAGACCGCCGGCTTTAATTACCTGGCCGGCACCAACACCAAGATCCCTCAGACCGAAGAGGGCATGACGGGCCTGAAAGACGCTTACAGGAAGATCTGCGAACAGGCCAAGTCCTCGGGCGTACTGGCCGGCGGAAGCTGGACTTCCCCGGACACCTTCGGGGACCCGGAAAGCCTGCGCCGCAACGTCCTGGACATAGGCTACTACGTCTATTCTCAGCCGGTAGTCCAGCAGGTCCCCGCGGACCGTGAGCTGCGCAAAGCCCCGGTAGTGCAGATCGCCGCCAAGCTGGCCGGCGCCGTTCATTCCAGCAACGTGATAGTGAACGTCAACAAATAAGGACAGGAGAACAAAATTATGCCCTCAGTTTCTTTAACCGGTAAAGACGTAATCGTTATAGACGGCCGCGTGTTCCATGACGTAGCCGACGGCGACTTTGCTATTCTCGAATTCGAGAACGACATAGCGAACATGAAAGTTTCCAAGGACGGGAACTCGATATTCGCCCTCAACGAAACCGGGAACGTGGTCAAAGCCACCCTGCGCGTTCTTCTCGGATCGGCTGATGATGTTGTCCTGAACAGCCGCCTACAGCAGCTCAAAAACGACTTTTCCGGGTTTACCCTCCTAGTGGGCTCTTTCACGAAGCGCGTGGGCGACGGTGCCGGCAACGTGAAGAACGTGGTCTATAACCTCGCCAACGGTATCTTCAAGAAGAACGTCAACGTGAAAAACAACGCTGAGGGCGACACCGAACAGAGCGTAGCCGTCTACGAACTCATGTTCCGCAACCAGAGCCGGGCCATACAGTAAGAGGCACCATGTCAGAAAACAACGAATTCAAACTTGACTCGGGCGCCGTCCTCTTGGTGACTATGGCGCCCTTTGAGGACAGCAAGGACCTTCACGACGCCGTATTGAAGTCTTTTCTGCAAGCAGGTTTGAAAGAACCTACTTTAAACGAAATGGACATGGCGCCTTTTATCCTTACGGCCGGATCCTCCAAGGAAGTAGAACGCTGCCTGTTTAAATGCGGGGAGCGCGCCGTGTACCGGCATGACGGAACGGAAGCTTCGTCCATAGGCGTTTCGAAAGCCTTATTCGATACCCCCGTAATCGGGGAAAAGGCGCGCAAGGATTATTACCCTTTATTTTTCAAAGTAGCTCAGGTAAACTTGCAGCCTTTTATGCAGGCCCTCTTTTCCGTGTTACAGGCGTCCCACGCGAAAGGAACCGCGTCCCTGGAACAGAAATAAGGGCCTCAGAAAAAATGATGGTAGCCCTGCGCTTAGCCAAAGCGGGGTATGCAGGAGGGGACCCTGAGCGCGTATTAAGCATGAGAGCTGATATCGTAATTGCTGCGTTGCAATACGAGGCTTTCATTGATGATTATGAGCGCGCCTTCATAGATATTAATAAAGAGGCTCCCAATGAAAGTCGGTGAATTTTTCGTAGAATTAGGAATAGACGCCTCAAAAGGATCGTCAACAGTTAAAGAATTTTCATTGGGCCTTCTTGGCTTGAAAATGTCTACTCTGACAGTAGGCAAGGCATTGTACGAAACAGCAGCTTTTATAAAAAATAGCGCGGTAATGTCCTCTAATGCCGCGGTATCATTCCAAACTTTTAGCAACGCCACCGGCATATCCGCGGAAAGATTGCAAAGTTTCCAGATAATAGCGAAACAAGCCAATGTTTCTGCCGAAGAAGCCGCCGGCGGAGTATTCAATTTACAGATGGCTTTAGCTGCGCTGGAAAGAGG